GGCCTCACGCCGCCGCGACCGCTGCTGATCTTCTACCTGCAGGCGGAGATCCAGTATCACTACCTGCGTGAGCGCATGCAGCAGATCGGCTTGCCGCCCGATCTGCTTGTCGCCGCCCGCGACAATCTCGTTGCCACCCCGAAGCTGCAGATGCTGCTCGATGCCGAGGGCAGTGTCCGCGTCGCCGCGGCGATCCGGCGCTCCTTTCCGGCCGAGCCTGTCGACATCATCTGCATCGACCCGATCCGCAACCTGTTCGACGGCGGCCCGGATGGTGGCGGCGAGAACGACAACGCCGCCATGATGTTCTTCCTGAAGGACCGGGTCGAGACCCTGCGCGACCACATCGATCCCGACTGCGGCGTCATCCTCGTCCACCACACCAGGAAGCTGTCGAAGCAGCAGCTCAAGGACGATCCATTCCTTGCGCTCTCCGGCGCCAGCGCGTTACGCGGCTTCTACACTACCGGCCTCATCCTGCATCGGCCGGACGAGGACTCGTCCCAGCGCCGGTTGGAGATCGAACTGCGCAATGGCCCGGCGCTGCCAGCCAAGCTGGTCGACAAGGTGAATGGTCGCTGGGTCGAGCTCAACCCGATGAACGAACGGCTGGTCCGCGCCGAGGTTGGCGCCAGATACGACGCCGAGCGCGTGCGCAAGGGCGATGTGATCCTGCAGCTGCTTTTCGATGAAGCGGAGGCTGGGCGCCTCTACACCGCGCTGCAGTTTGCCGAAACATTTGAAAACAAGGCCGGGCTCGGCGGCAAGGACACGATCCGCGAACGGATCAGCGTTCTGGCCACCAAAGGTTTGGTAAAGTTCGTTCGCGATGGCGCGCCGTTCGGTCTGCCAACCTCGCGCTCGAAGTTCGGCTATCTCTGCGTCGAGGGCATGACGTTCCCGACCGGAGAAGAGACGGCAGCCCCCGACACCGGCGAGGTCGTGCCCGTTCGGATCAAAGTGCTCCCCACCACCTACAAGTGCCCTCACAGCGGCGCGGCGCTTCCGGTCGAGAATCCGGACGTGTGGGTCTATCCGGAGGACACCGAATGATCCTCCGGCATCGCGTCTCATCTTGCGCAGAATTGCTTGGCTTCAAGTTGGGCGAGTTGGGAAATCGGTTCCCAACTACCTGCGCTGCATCACGCCCGGTCTCGAATCGCTGCGCGTCAGCAAGTTGGGAAGGCCGTTCCCAACTACCTTTGATTTCCTTCGCTGGATCACGCGCTGTCGCGCAGCTTCAAGTTGGGAACGTCTCGCCGGATTCAAACCCTCACAACTTGATTTTAGCAAGCAATCCCAGAGCGTTAGTCGCCATTTCAAGTTGTGGGGGTGAAACCCACCCTTACAGGGTGGGGAGGAAGACGCCCAGCGCCAGCGCTGGCGTCTCCTCCTCCCACGGCCCGTTCGGGAAGGTCCGCGCGTCTTCAGCAAGCCAGCAACAAGAGGTCAACCATGAAACCACGAGACGTCGTCCACGCACTCGAGTTTGCCTGCCCACCGGAGATCGGCACCGTCCTTCTGCGCGAAGGGCAGCGTTACGAGTTGCTCGAGATCCGGCCCCACATCCGGCGGGATGGGAAGAGGACCTGGCTTCTCGTCTGGCAATCTCACTGCGCAGAATGCGATCGCGCGTTCGACGTCATCACCGGGCTCAAGGCTCCTGTCGGCAACATCAACCGTCGCTGCCCAACCCATCACAGTCCGGGACGAGCCGTGTCAGCCGCCGGTGCCCAACGCCGCAATCGTTTTCTGCGCCGCCTGGCGGCTCGCAAGCGATGACCCCGCACCTCCCGATCCAACGACGGCGGTCCCGTACTGCCAGGCACCAGACCGCCGTCGTCTTCCATCAGAGCAGCCAACCCGAGAAGGAGACCACCCATGGCTGACCCCACTCTGCTCATTGCGGATTGCAGCGCAATCCCCGTGCAGCCCGTTGCGATGGCGAACTATCGTTCCATCCTCGCCCTCGACCTCGGCACCACCACAGGCTGGGCGCTGCGCGACGCCGACGGTCTGATCACCAGCGGAACACTGTCGCTGCGCCCTGGACGTTTCGATGGCGGCGGCATGCGCTATCTGCGTTTCACCAACTGGCTGACCGAGATCGATCGGCTGTCGGGACCGATCGCCGCGATCTGGTTCGAGGAGGTTCGTCGTCACGCCGGTACAGACGCCGCCCACGTCTACGGCGGCCTGATGGCGACGCTCACCGCATGGGCGGAGCTGCGTGGCGTGCCCTATCAGGGTGTGCCAGTCGGCACGATCAAGCGCCATGCGACCGCCAGGGGCAATGCCGACAAGGCCGCCATGATCGCCGCCGTTCGCACGCGAGGCTTCTCGCCCGCCGATGACAACGAGGCCGACGCCATCGCCATCCTGCTCTGGGCCATCGAGACGAATGGAGGCCTGGCATGACCCGCTCCGCCATTCTCGATCGTGCCGCGCAGGTTCTGGACGCCCGCGCCGAGACCTACGGACCGGCAGCCGCATCTTTCGCTGCCGTTGCCGCACGCTGGTCGCTCACCCTTGGCCGCACCATCACGCCGGCCGAGGTGGTGTTGTGCATGATCGACCTCAAGCTGGTTCGGCTCACACACGATCCCGGCCACCGCGACAGCCTCGTCGACGTCATCGGCTATGCCGCGCTGATGCCGGAGGTGCGCCCATGAAGACCATGAAGTTTACCCCGCGTGGCTATGGCGGTCACCGTCGCGATGCCGACGAGGTCAAGCGCGACGGCTGGCGCGATCAGGGTCTGCTCGCCGTGTCCATCGACGATCGCCGGCTCAGCTGGCCCGAGCGTGAGCTGGTGCGGCAACTCGGCGAACGCCTCTACGGCGCGCGCGCACAACAAAACGAGGTGCGGAAATGACCTGGTGGACACCCAGCCTCGTCGAAGCCCGGCTCTCCGAAGCCGCCTCTGTGTTGAAGCGCCTGCCGGAGCCGCGCCGGCGAGGCTACTTCAACACCTGGCCGGACTATTTCTACGAGTTCGCCGACCTCGTCGGCCAGGAGCCGCAGCCGATGCGTCTCGTCCCGTCGCCTGCCGCCATCAGCCGAATGGAGGAAACACTCGGTTGGACGGTCGGGCTCGATCCGACCGACGGCAAGATCGTCTGGCTGCGCGCCCATGGCGTACGCTGGAAGACCATCTGCTGGACCGTCGGATTGCAGCGGTCGGCCGCCCATGAGCACTGGCTCTATGCGCTTTGCGTCATAGCCTTCAGGCTTAACGGGCGGCGGTTGGGACGCAACCTGTCGAAGCGCAAGGTAATCGAGCTGGCTGGATCGGCGCAACCCTGAGCAGCGCCTGGGAAAGTGTTCGGCGGACACTTTTCGAACGGACAAAAACGGCGGATCAGGCTAGGTTTCCGGCTAACCTCAGGCGAGGCGCGCGGCCGATTCCAGTTCGATTTCCGGGTCCTTCCTGGCGAAAATCCTATGCTGGCGGGCGAAGCGCGGCGCATCGCCAGCGGCAGGCCGAAAATTTTGGGAAGCCACCCCGGCCAGAAGCCACCCCGCATCTTGAAATAACCGCGCAATAACAGCGCCTTCGCCGGTGGACTCCGGGGTGGATACCCTGGACTCCGGGATCCAGCCGGAAGCCGCTGGACTCCGCCAGACGGAATCCACTGCGTCAGCACCACTGATCGCCACCACCATCATCGACAGGATCGTTCATGACCCTCGTCTTCGCTCCCGAGCGGATCGAGACCTGGCCGCTTGCGCGCCTGCAGCCCTACGCGAAGAACGCCAAGCTGCACGGGGCGGACCAGGTCGCGAAGATCGCCGCCAGCATGGCCGAGTTTGGCTGGACCGTGCCCTGTCTTGTCGGCGAGGACGGCGAACTGATTGCCGGTCACGGCCGCGTGCTGGCTGCCACGCAGCTCGGGCTCACCGAAGCGCCGGTGATCGTGCTGGGCCACCTGACCGAGGCGCAGCGCCGGGCCTATCGGATCGCGGACAACCGGCTGGCCGAAAGCGGCTGGGATGAAGCTCTGCTGTCGGCCGAGCTGAACGCGTTGCTGGCCGAAGATTTCGACCTGTCGCTGGTCGGGTTTTCCGACGGCGAGTTGGACAAGCTGCTGGCCTTCGTGCCCGAGGGTACGGGCGAGGAAAATGGCGGTGCCGGGGGCTCGGTGCCGCCGGTGACGATCCCGGAGCCGCCGCGCAATCCGGCGTCGCGGACGGGCGATCTCTGGATCCTTGGCACCCACCGGCTGTTGTGCGGAGATTCGACGAACCATCACGATGTACGCCGCCTGATGAACGGCGAACGCGCCATCCTGTTCGCGACCGATCCGCCGTACCTCGTTGACTACGACGGCACCAACCATCCGACCCAGAACAAGGACTGGTCACCGTCCTACGGCACCACCTGGGACGACAGCTCGCAGGGCGCCGAACTCTATGACAATTTCATCGCAACTGCGGTGGCAGAGGCGATTGCGGAGGATGCCGCATGGTATTGCTGGCACGCGTCGCGTCGTCAGGCGATGCTGGAGGCATGCTGGGAAAAGGCGGGTGCCTTCGTTCATCAGCAGATCATCTGGGTGAAAGACCGAGGGGTGCTCACCCGGTCGCATTACCTCTGGAAGCACGAACCCTGCTTCATGGGCTGGATCAAGGGCAAACGTCCGCCCAAGGTAGCGGAAGAAACCCTGCCGTCGACCTGGCTGTTGCCGAGTTTTGCGAAGGACGAGCGCCCCGACCACCCGACACCGAAGCCGCTCGATGCCTTCGGCATCCCGATGCGCCAGCACGTCGCCCGCGGCGGCCTCTGCTACGAGCCGTTCTCTGGATCCGGCTCGCAGATCATGGCCGGCGAAGCCAACGGCCGCCGCGTCTTCGCAATGGAGATCAGCCCGGCCTATGTCGATGTGGCCGTGGAACGCTGGCAGGCCGAAACCGGCCGCGACGCGATCCTCGACGGCGACGGTCGGACTTTCGTGCAGGTGAGGACCGAGCGGCTGGGCAACGACGCCGAAGACCACACCGATGCTCCGGGCGCTGACTCCGAACCCAAACCCGCGCGAAAGCGCAAGACCGCCGCGTGACATGCATGACCTGGCTTTATCTTCCTCCGGACGCGCTTCCGGAGCCGGAGACGCATGCCTGTTCGGCCTCTCCCTCTGCTCCGGCGCGGGCGGGCTCGACCTCGGGCTCGCCGTCGCCATCCCCGGATATCGTGCTGTGGGTTACGTCGAGCGGGACGCCTTCGCCGCGTGCATCCTCGTGGCGCGGATGGAGGACGCGTCCCTGGATCGCGCGCCTGTCTGGGACGACGTTGCCAGTTTCGACGGCTGCCCATGGCGCGGCGCGGTGGATATCGTCACTGCGGGCTATCCGTGCCAGCCGTTCTCCGTCGCGGGAAAGCGCCGGGGTGCGGAGGACCCGCGCCACCTCTGGCCCCATGTCGCCCGCATCATCGGCGAGGTCGAGCCGCCCTTCGTCTTCCTCGAGAATGTCGCCCATCATCTCCGCCTCGGCTTCCCCGAAGTCGCCGCAGGACTGGTCGACATGGGCTACAAGCTTGCGGCAGGCCTCTTCACGGCGGCGGAGGTCGGCGCGCCCCACAAGCGCGAGCGGCTCTTCATCCTCGCCATCCGCGAAGGGGACGAGTTGGCCGACCCCGCGCGCCTGCTCTGGAACCCGGTTGAGTGGCGGCAACCGGACCGAACTGCTGCAGCTATGGCCCACGCCGACGGTGCCGAACGGTGGACGGGCAAACCCGAAGGGAACATCTCCCACCGGGAAGGCGCCCGACGGCTCGAAGAAACAGGTCGGATTGGAAAGCGTCGCCCGGGACTGGCCGACACCGATGGCCAACGATGGGTGCAAGCCGAGTGCGGGAAACCGGAAAACTGCCGACCTGACTCATGCGGCGGGAATGTGGATGACGCCGACCGCTCGCGACCACAAGGATGGGGCGACGAGCCTCGCCAACACCCCGGTGAACGGCCTGCTTGGCCGCCAGGTCCTCTCGACGCGGATGGCTGGCAACGGTTCTTGCGAGCAGCGCCGGACCTTGAACCCGCTGTTCGTCGAAGCACTGATGGGCTGGCCCACCGAGTGGACCGGCTTCGCCTCTGTGGCAACGGCGTGGTCCCCTTGGTTGCAGCTTATGCGCTTCGAACTCTCGCAGCTGAGTTGCTGGCCGATCGATAACGGGATGCCAGCATGAAGCAGTCGCGCATCATGTCGCTGGTCGAAGCCATCGCCAACGTGGCCGTCGGCTATGGCGTCGCGGTTGCGACCCAGCTGGTGGTCTTTCCGTGGTTCGGTCTGCCCGCGCGCCTCCACGACGCGCTGGCGATGGGGGTGATCTTCACCGTCGTCTCGATTCTGCGCAGCTTCCTGCTGCGAAGGCTGTTCGAGGCGATCCGGATCGGCGGTCAGTTCCGGGCCTGATCCTCGAAGAGGCAGAGCATCTCCTCCACCCATTCCTCGTCCTCGCTCCGCATCAGCACGGCCGCGAGAAGCTGGACCAGACGCGGGACTGGTGCATCCGGCGGGTTCTCGGGCAGATAGAAGGAAAGTTCGTCCTCCGCAGAGACGACGAGGGCGGACGAGCCCGGCGGTAGGACAGTGCCGTGATCGGTGGAAAGATCGGTCATGGCATCACCAGTAGTATTTGTGCGGCTTGTGGTTGCCGAGATCCCAGATCAGCGTATCGGGATCGGCGCCGTGCAGGAGCCGGGTGATCGTCCGTGCACTGCGGCGGCGACGCGGGCGGCTGTGGAACAGGATGTTCCAGTGCGACGGCGTTCCATTCGGTAACGCGCCGGTGCTGCGGCTTCTGGTTCGGGGTTTCTTGCGCTTGTAGTTCATCATTCGTCCTCCGGAATTTGCAGACATGCGAATGCCTGCGGTCCGGAGGGCCGCGAATGTGAGACCAGCGATGAGGGTCGAAGTCGGGATGATTTTCGCAGGGATGCGCATATCACGGTCGTGCCGGAACGCAAACCGCCGCCTCGAAAGGCGGCGGCGTCCGGTTTGGCGCTGCGGCCTTTAGACGGGCGGAAGTCTGTAGACCCGTCTGCGTCCCTCGATCTTCTCGGAGGTCACTTCGAGCCCGAGCTTCTTCTTGAGCGCTCCCGCCATCGCGCCGCGCACCGTGTGCGGCTGCCAACCTGTCGCCGCAACGATCTCGGCAATGGTTGCGCCGTCCGGCGCGCGCAGCATGGTGATGAGCGTCGCCTGCTTGGTGCCCTCGCGTGGCGTCCGCACCTGCGCGCCTGTGGCCGCCGTGGGCGCGTTGTCGGCTACGGTGGCGTCATGGTCCGCACCGTCGATAGACGCGCCCGTGTCGCCGCCTGTGGCGGAACGTGGCGCATCCGGTTCCGGCAGTTCGTCCGGCTCGATGCCGATGGCGGCGAGGCCGGCATCGGTGATGACCAGCGTGGTGCCGTGTCCATCGCCGGTCTCGCGCCAGACAGGGTCGCTCAGATGCGGCTGGAAAGCGATGCGCCGCGCCTCGACTTCTTCGAGCAGGCCCTTGGCAACCATGGTGTCGACCACCTTGGTGGCGGCACCGCCTTTGAGATTGGCGGGAAGTGGCAGGGCGATGCGGTCGTCGCGCTGGGCGGCAGCGCTGAGAATGATTGCTTGCGTGTCGGAAAGTTTGGTCATCGGGAAGCTCCCTTCTCCTGTGACAGAAACGGAGCCGTCCTCAAGATCGGCAGTGGGTCGGCACCCACCAGTTCACATGCCATGGCGAGCGACGGGCAGTTGCGCGGATCACCAGACCGCGTGAGGCCGTAAACAACGAAGCTCCAGACCGGTCCGTGGCCATGGTCCTCACGGCAGGCCCATATCTGTGTCCGGGAATTGTTGGCATCGTAGATCAGGAACATCGTTTCCGTTTCCATCAATGGGCGCGCGGAATGCGGACCCTTCTACGAGGCCAAGCCCGCCAGTCGGCGGGCGGAACCTGAACGCATTGGCGCTATTCGGCGTATTCGCCTTCATGAAAGGCGCTGTCGCAGATCTCGCGCAGTGTCGCGCGGTAGTGATCGAGCGTTCCGACATCGGCCCAGTTGATTGCTTCGGGGTTGGTATTGAAGTGGTCGTCGCTCAGTGCCTTGAGGCGGGAGAGCATGCCGTCGATCTAGAACTTGGCAGCAATGAAGGCGTCGATGGCTTTCTGGGCGTTCGTCATGGCGTGGTCCTTTCTGTTCACGCTGACACTGATGCTCTGATCCGGCGCGTCATCAACTGAATAAGACGATCATTTCATTGCTGTTTTCGGGTCGATGGTGAGCCGGAGAAGGAATTCGCATGCTGGGCATGAGCGAGCGCCAGTACGCCGCGCATGTCGGGCTGTCGCGCGGCGCGATCCAGAAGGCCAAGACGGCCGAGCGCCTGGTTCTCTATCCCGACGGCAGCATCAACGCGGCGGCCAGCGACGCCCGGCGGGCCGAGACGACGGACCCGTCGAAGACCCGCAAACCGCCCGCGCCGAAGCTGAAGCCTGTCCCCGAGGCGGCGGTCACCGCTGTCGGCGATACGCTGCGCGAACAGGGTCTGGCGGTTCCGGCGGTCGGCGGCGGCACGACCTTCCTGCAGGCGAAAACGGCGAACGAGGTTCTGAAGGCGCAGGAGCGACGCATCCGGCTCCAGAAGCTGAAGGGGGAGCTGATCGACCGGGCCCGGGCGCTGGCGCTGGTGTTCCGGCTGGCGCGGGAGGAACGGGACACGTGGGTGAACTGGCCCGCGCGTGCGGCAGCGCTGATGGCGGCCGATCTCGGCGTGGAGCCTGCCGCGATGCAGAAGGCGCTGGAGAAACATGTACGCGCCCACCTCGACGAACTCGCCGAGGTCCGGCCCGAATGCCGGTGACGAATATGG